GGCCGCGTGCCTACGTATCCATCTTCCCTTTCGGGTTCTGTTTCTGGACCTGTCCAAGCTTGCTTGGCTCGATCAGAACATATCTCGTTGTGGGAAGAGGGTCTTCCTCCCCATCTTCGGATGAGGTGGAGGATGGTGCCGATGCTGCATCGACAGCCGCCGGGGTTCCCTGGGGGGCTTCAGATTTCATCGTAAGATGTCTCTGAAGCACCACAGGTCCCAGCGGGGTTCTTGCTTCATATGGTATCCGTGAATCAATTCGGTCAGGAGTGCCTGTGTAGTGGAGGAGAGATGTTAGATATTTTGTATCTACCATTAAACTTTCCACTCGGGCCAGTGCCTTGCCCACTTTATTGGGATCCATAGGTTTTACAGACCTCCATTTAGAGAGAGCTTGTTGCACTAACTTCCTGACTTTGCGACCAATCGCATTTGCCTTGTATGTTTTCGATTTCGATTTCCGCTTATCGTAAGCGGGATCGAATGAATGGTAGGCTAGGAGCCTGCTTACCATTTCTCCCAATGCGTCTTTTAGCTTGCTAGGACGCGCCGGGAGGTCGAATTCCGGGAGGCGCTCCGGTGTGTTACTAATACATTCTGTTAGTAACCTTAATTTGCCCCGTAAATGTAACGGGGACACCGCCGAGAGGAAGAGCTGCATAAGCTTCTTCCCGAGCTCGGGCTGTCCGTTGAGAATAACGGCAGCAGCGCGCCGGAAGGGTACGGGTGCCTCGGGTTTACCCGGGACACCCCATCCACCCAAACTACTTGGCCAATGGATCGGCAACTTCGATTGTTCCCATATTCTCCAGGTCGACGCGTGTACTCGACGCGCTATCGACAAGAGAGCCTCTTGCCTCCAGGGTTCTCCGCAGGCCGAATGCTCGGCTGTTAGGATGCTCCCTAGGGAGAGGTAAAGCGGGACTTTCTCGTGCATGAGACTACCACGGCGCTTTGCGGTAATTGTCGCAGAGAGTAGTGGTCGTACTACATGGTGTACCTTGACGTACTTCGTCATCGTGCTCTTGGGTAGGTTCTTGAGCGAAAGCTCTCGATTGACCCAGTCCCAGAGCGTGGGAGGACCGGTATGGATGCCGGGTCCTGTCCACGTGTCCGGTAGTGGGGTTTCGTCTTCACGACGTGACCACGACCGGATAAGGTAGAGTTGCTCAGTGAACACAGCACCAGACTTACTTTCGTAAGTCTTGTGCTCGTTCAGCACCAACCCTACCTCTTTGATCATCGTGTAGTATCGGCTTTGGGCGTTCGTCGTCCAAGCCGCCACGAGATCGTCACCACAGATGTGGTAACAGTTGCCGATTTTGTATCCACTCTCCTTCTCTGCCCCTCGTACCGCTTGATGGGCGCAGAAGTCTTGCACCAGCGACAGGATAGGCCACGTCAGCGAGAGTCCCATGAGGATTCCCTGCTTCGTTTGCCGCCACGTTCCATCCGCAGCTTCGTACATCTGCTCTTTTAAGAGAAGGTATCCGAACTGCGCGTATAGAGGTGGTAACCTGTCTCCGAATGCCGCTACGACACCGTCCCACACGGCTTTCGCCAAGTCGTGTCGGATGTAGTCACTTGCAGCACTCAGATCCGCAGACGTCATGATAAATGACGGCCGCGCGCTGTTTTGCAAGATCCCTCGCTTCAACAGTTTGGGTATGCCAACTGAGCCAGTGAGGGAGAAGGCATGAGTGGAGCTCGTTTTGAGGAGTGAGAGTAACATCTTATTCATCCGTTGTCCTGCGCAAACAGCGTGGGCCGGACTGATAGATGCTACTCGGAGTTTCTGACCTCTCTCAGGGAGGAAGAGAGGTTTTGTCATTAGTGCTACTCCATCCCGGAGTGACTCTGACATTTCCTTTTCTACAAGACCTCGCGTGAGGTTACGTAGAAACTCCGTGCGCACACTTGGTGGTGCGTTCAGGGGAAGCGACGGATCGCCGTCGCCGATCCGGTGGCCCATTAACCATTCTGCTGCGGTGGGTTCAGCCATGCACGGAAGCCCGTCAGGATGCTTACTAGTAATAGTAGCTTCCCTGGCTGGCAACGGTACATGGATGGCCCTCCACATAGGACGGTACAGTGAGCCCCGGAGCGTTTTCGCCTGTTCCAAGTAATGCGCATACACTCCTCCTTTCGATCTTGTCCTCTCCAAACTTGCACTATCATTCAGCCGTACGGGACCCAAGGACATCCGTCCATGGGCCCGTTCGTGTCGTTCTAGCAACTTCGTGAGCCATTTCTTGGTCCACTTAGTCAGCTCCGACAATGTAGCGCTATCGGTCTCTGGAGTCTCGTCTGGCGTTAGACGTTTCTCCCAATCGGCGCGGGCCTCCTCAATCCACCGTTTTTCTTGCGGCGGTGGGGGGAGTGACCTGCCAAGATTGGCAAAGACCCATGCATTACGCGTGGTCCACTCGGAGACGAGTGTGCCTCGGATGAATGATGAGAAGTCAGGAGCATACCCGACTTTCTGTGTACGTTTCGGAGCTCCACACGCATATGCTTGTGCATGTGTTGCGAATTCTTTCAGCCCCTTTCCAAGCGCGTAAGCGTTTTGGCGATGGGCCGTGAGATAGAACCATTCGGTTAACTTCCATAGTCCCCTCCAGGCCGCCTTCTGAGGCGTTCCGGAGAGGACTAACCGTTTGGTCTGCTTCATGCTCAAGTGGAGTGCCGAAATGAGGGCAATCCATTGGTCGCGAACACGATTCACATTTCCTACACGTGCCTTTCCAGTTATTACCAGCTTGATGCTGGCCGGCAGTGGCTCTGGGAGGTGGGGCCTTCGGGCTCCTCCCTTTCTAACCTGCTTCCGTATCAGTGTGCACAAACCGTCCCAAGTGGGCGGCAGTACTGCGACCGGCGCTTTCGAGCGCCTAATCGCGGCTACAGCCGTCTTCTGACGGACCGTCTTGATTGTTT